CGGAATAATCTCATAGGGATTTGTGTCGATTACAGGGTCGTTAGGGCAGCGAGTTGATCGTGCGTGAGCCTTGTGGTGTAGAGCGCAGCAGCACGGATGCGGTCGTTCAAAGGATTTAAATCAACAGCGCTTGTGCCAATGTTTATTTTTGATAAATTTATTGGCATTTGGCCACCTATATCTGTTCCTATTGGCGTTCCGTTTATATACAAAGCAAAATCATTTTGAGCATATGCAAGTGCCATTTTATATATCCCAATTGGTTGATTGGTCGATGTATTAATATCCGCAACTATGTTAGTTGAAGCTGTTATTAATCCACGTATTCGTGATGAAGTATTTATCCGAAATTCTATTGCGTTTGATGCAGAAATGCCATCCGTTATAGCTAATATTCTTCCGTTTGTTACAAAGTTCCTAACATCCACCTCCGCATAAATCGTACCCTCCGTCTGCCCGATGCAACCGCTGACTGCGCCTGATAGGCTGATAACGTCTGCGTTGCGTGTTCCGCTTGTGGTGGTTGTGGGGATGTAGGATGTGGCAATGGAGCCTGTTTCGGTCTGCGCTCCCCAGCCGTAAAGGACATCCGTAGTTGTGCCAGTAAAGGTTGGAAGCCTTGTCGCTCCGCTTGTTTCAATTAACGGCATGGATATACCATTGTTCGTGCCAGTGCTTATGCAAGTGTTCGTGCATCTGCATCGATACCAACCATTCCCGTAATTTTCTATCCCTGCCGTTACCGTTGAACCTGTTACAAGGGCAACTGTTCCAAGTTGCAGGTCAAAATTCGCAAAGGTGTTCCCAGCAAACCTTAATAGGGGCCAAGCAATTTGAATATACCTTCCAGCATTGCCCACTCCCTGTTTGAAAAATGCGGATGCCGTGTAAACCGTTCCGCTTGTAAAACTTATCGCAGAGTCGCTTCCTACCTTTATATGCGACGTGTTCCCACTCGTTGGACTGATTGCGTTGGCCGTGTATGTACCTAAGGGGTCAAGCGTTCCTGTGGTCGCTGACACGGTTGTAACATTTGCCGTTGCGTCATCACGCCAACCATTTGCAAGCCAATTTTGGCTTTGAACAACCACATTCGTCCCACTCGGCTCCACCAAGAGTGCAGGGCAGCCAGCCGTTTCTCCGCTCGTATAGTAATCCAAGCGAGGTACACCCGAAGCCACCGATTCAATCAAGCCAGCCGAATTGAATCGGGTCGCAGTAGTCCCCCGGGTAACATTAAAGTCCCCCGATGAACCGAGAACAACCCCAGCCGAAGTCGTAGCGATTTGTGTGTAGAGTTTCCCCGTCTTAAAGCGAGCAGGGACAAGGATTAGCGATGGTGTCGGCATTCTTAGAAGTTGTAGATGACTGCAAATCGATTAAAGAGGCATCCATCAACGGCAGCCTCGGCAGCGGTTGCTCCGTCAGCCGTCGCCCTTGCGTTGAACAAGGCCCACACCCCAGCAGCGACTCCGCCTTGGAGCATTGATGTAGGGTAGCCGTAGCCGTAGCCGATAAGCATTACAGGAAGGTGTAACCGATGACTGAACCTGCGCTTGGATTGACGGCCGTAATCTTACCGCCATTGCGTCCTGAAATCACGATGCCAGCGGAAATAGAAGCCCCCGAAAAGTTGTAAGCGGTTAGCAGGTTCTCGCTTCCAGTTCCTGTAAGGGTTGTGAAGGTCGCAGCAGTGTTGACTACAAGGAAGTCGTAGTTCTTGCCGGTAACGGATCCATTGATAAACTCCATCGTACCACCTTGGCCGAGCATTTGTTGCAATATGGGTGTAGGCATTTTTTAGCGTTTAATTGTAAATGTCTTTTAACTTGGAATTTCACAAACTGAATGGCCGTAAGGGATTTCAAAAGTCATCGTCGCCTGCCACCCTGCCGTGCGGTCGTCCCGGCTCTCTACAAAGCGTGTAAGCGATACGCTGGATGAGAGGGTCCAATCCTCGCTTGGGTCGTTTGTAAGGCTTGAAATAAAGTCCTGTGCGATTTGCAACTGGTCGCTTAGGACCTCATCCTCGTTATCCTGCCAACCCAGCGTAGGGCTGCCTGAAACCACTCCGCCCATCGGTTTGATGGATTCAACACGGTCAGAAAAGTAAACCCCAACCACCAAGTCCAAAGTACCAGCGTCAGTATTTGCAGACTGAACGTCCGCAAAAACGAGCGGATAGACGATTCGCTCACGGCTTGGGGTTCGTAGGTTGATGGTGTTGTCCGTGCCTACCGCAAGAGGGTCGCCCGTCCCGAAGGAGTTGACCTGTGGATGGTTGTTGGCAAGGTCCAGCAGGGCTTGCTTGATTTTTATCCAAGACATAATTTTGCAGTTTCAGTATGTTCTTCTTGTGTGCGCCCATCGTCAGCAGTCATTACACGCCCCGAATTGTCCGTAGGGGTAGGGGTAATCCAAGTTGCTGATTCCCATCCTCCTGTTGCGGTCTAAGACCATCCCGGTTCGGTAGTTCGTAGCGTTCGGGTAGATCGTATCCAAAGCAGACGGTGGCGAGTTCCACAAGGGGTATGAATTGCGGTTCTCCATGAGGTAGCGAGTAATCCGTTCGGAGTACCACTCGGCATCGTTCTTCACTTTGTCGGTCAGCCGTGTAATTTCTTCCATGCTCATTTGAGAACTTTCCTCGCTCGTTCTGCGGACCATGCCTTTGTTCATGTACTTGAAGGCCAACACCATCGGCAACTCGTAGTAAAGCCACTGAATCATAGCCGGCTGAATATAGTCCTCCAGCAGCGTTTGGTTGAGTGCAGACGTTGAACCGCTGACGACCTGCGTAACCAATTCCCCGTACAACGGAGAGCCAACGATTGGCTGAATCCGCATCTCCTGCACCTTGACCACGGTGGGGCGTATTTGGGTGTAACTGACGTTCTCGTTAATGATGCTATTGTCCAGTAGCGTTTCTTCGCTTATAAAGAGTGCCTTCATGCCTTCGTGATTTTATTGCCTTTACGGATTACCAACTGCTGCTCCCATACGTGGCGACATTGGGGCCTGTTCACTCCGCTCGGTGTGTGATACCAACCGCCTCTGCGATTCCATACCGAATATCCCATGATTGCAGAAATCCCGTCAATGTCCTCCCTCGTGTAGACCTTGCCTTGCCCGGCTAAGTCAAGCATGACCTTGCAGAACTCACGGCTGGAGCCTTTGTCCTTGTTGCTGAACCCTGTGGCCCATGCGTACTTGTAGCGGACCTCCAGTACAGGCTCGGCAACTTCTTTGACATTCTTGGGCAGGTTCTGCTCGGCTATCTTGTCGACGGCCCTGCTGATAGGGTAGCGGTCCTTGGTAATCAAGTAGGCGACTCGCTTGGCGACCTTGGCTTTGCTGACCCCAAATTCCTTTGCCATTTCTTCAACCGATGCTTCCCGGTTCTTCTTGCGATACGCCTCAATCTTGAGGTCAAGTTCCTTTTCTTCCTCGCCGAGTTCGGCAAAGGCCAAACGGATATTTTCGTCGATGTTTGTATCAAAACGCATCGGCTTGGAGTGCATCACATGGTAATCGTCTGCATGGCATCCGAACTTACTTGCAACCACTTCCAAGACCTTGAACTCTTCGTTGCCCCAGCCGTAGTCCTCATCGTCATCTTGGCCCCATTGAGGCTCGCTGAACTCTTGGGACTGAACGCCCAGCATCGTGTCAATCTCTTGGGCAGATAGGCCGAAGCCGGCTGACAACATGGTCCGAGCCATTTCCAGCGTGATTTTCTCCTGCATGTACTGCCTGACAATACGCATCAGGTTTTGGTACTCACGGCCTGACAACTTTTTGATGTTATCGTTGCTCTGCAAGGCTTCCACGGCTTGCGGTTGCTCATCGGGTTGGGGGTTAGGTCCAACCACGTCAGCAGGTTTCTCAAGCGGTTGCAGACCTGCCTTTTCCCTCAATTCGTCTTGGGTCATAATCTGCAATAGAGCCTGCTCGCTTAGTCGCTCCGTGATAGGCTCAACGGGGATCAGTTCCATCCCTTCCACGCCATTAAAGGATCCCAAGTAGTTGATCATCCGCTCCACTTTGCGGACCCGGTCGTTGACGTAGGTGGCCTTGAATAGTTCGTAAGCCTCGACCAATTCGTTGCGTCCACCCAATTGGCCCTCGGTCTTGACTCCGAATAGCATGGGGTTGGTTACACGGTGGGCGATGAATATCTCTTGCTGGATGGCCTTGTTCAATATCTCGAACTGCTTATCCATGTCGCTCGGTGTGAGCGGTTCCAAAGTCGGGGCCTTTGCTGCATCGTCGTTGAAGGTTACAACGAAGCGACCAGCGTTATCCGTACCCGAAAACTTGCGTTTGATTTGCCTCTCGATGTCGCCCTGTTCTTCGGGGGTCGGAATCCCGTTGTTGAAATTAATCAAGTAACCCCCCCAAAAGTTGTTGCGGAGGTTGTTGTTGTGGAAGTTGGCGACCTGTACGTCTGCTTCAATCCAAGCGTTGCCTCCGATGTATTCGGGTAGAGGATAGTGCTTCACGCCTGCTGCGTACACGCGATAGTAAAACAACTGCTTTCCGAGGCGATTCTCCGGGTCGAAGGCAGGGATTTTCTCGATGTCCCCGACTTTGGGGAACAACTGCATCATATCGTCGTTGTACCAGTCAGCGACTTGGAACATCTTCTCCTCCTTGTCCACCCGAATCTTCTCAAACGGGACGTGTTCCATTTTGGCAATGGTTCCCAACTTGGACCAAGTAACCGCAACCGCAAAGCCATTGAAAATCTCCAAGTCCAAGACCAGTTTCTCGGTGATGTCGTTCAGATCCTCCGTGCTTGACATTCCATCAAAGAACTTGATGAAGCGGGCCTCTTGCTCCACGGTCAGGTTGTCGCCTGCCTGCCATCCACCGCCCATGATGTAGTTCACTTTCCCATTCACGATAGCGTTATGCTTGGACGACCTGCGATAGTTGTCCAGCAGGTAGTAGGGATACTCGTTGGCAAAGCCGTAGGTGATGTACTTGCCGGAGCGGTTCTCCAGCATTACAGGGACCTTATGCTCTATCCCCAACCATTGGGTGAAGTGTTGCGTTGACTTGCTCATAGGGTGTGTACGGTGAATGAAAGGGCTGAAATTGCGATACTTGCACCGCTATCGATTGCGTTGACGTAGATGGCAAATTCATCGTTGACCGCACCTGTAACGTAAGCCTCCGTATAAATCGCATGGCCGTTGCTATGACTCGTCGTGATGTCAGTCATTGACTGGTCTATCGGTGTGCCGTTCTTGGCGATGTAGACCTTGATTTGCGTGTTGTTGTTCTGCGCCAAGACCATGGATGCAGCGATGCGAAGGGTAGCATTTGTTGTGCCTGTGTAGGTTATCGAGTTCGTAGTCCTTGTAAAATTATAGGTTGACAAAACGCCCGATTTCATCGTGCTTGTCAACTTGACCCTTTGCCCTTGTGTTGGTGCGAAGGACGTATCGGTATCGAGGTAAAGGTTTGCAAAACCCCGCTCTCGGTCAAGCGTTGCGGTGTCTGCAAGGTCGTCGAATAGACCGCCTACACGGGATGCGGTGTTCGCCCCGGCAGCGGTTTCGTTGGTTATCGTTAATGCACTCGCTTGGAGTTCGCTTCGTGTTTGTACGCTCATTAGTTGAATGTTTGGTCAAAAGTTGGGTCGAATATGCCCCCGGCATAGACGTTGTAAGTGATTGTGTTTGCGTAGGTGTTAAAGCCTATCGTTGCGGTTTGTATAAATGCCAAGCCCGTTTCAACGACCGCCAAAGCAGCGGTAACCGTGCTATTGGTATCGTAAACTTCGTAACGATACGAGCCTGTTTCAATCGACCCCACGGCAATCTGAAATTGGTCATAGCGGTTGGTATAGTTGGAAAGGTTGGCTGATTTCAGCAGGGTGTAGTCCGTCGTCGTGTTCTTTGCGATGCTCGTGAGTCGCAAGATGTAGCGGTCCCCGGTACTGGCTCGCTCGGTCCAAGTAACGGTAATCGTGTTGGTTGTGTCAGGGTTCAGGTAAAGCATCTGCTTGTAAATGTGCGATGCCCCCGAATTTCACAATTTGCGCCCAATCTGCCTGTATAGTTCGGCCCGCTTCTTGGCGGTTTCAGCCACGTTGA